GGTAGGCGCCAGCCGTACCACCACTGACATGATTGAGCACAAGCAGATCAGTCGCTGCAATCGTGGTGTTGGTCAGCGTGAACGACACTGTGGTGTTAGCTGCCAGCGCATCGTTGAACATCGTAATTTGACCGCACTTTGTGCTCAGCGTCACGGCTGTGCTTTTTGACGTTTGCTGCGTAATCGCGCCGCCATCGCCGGTCACATAGCCAGCCTTGTTGTCGCGAAGATCCGTGAAGTTGGTGTCAACCTCGGTATGGGTAAGCGGACTACCCTTGCCTGCTCTAGTGGTGATAGCCATTACGGTTCAAACACTTCGCGGAATGTTGCCTGTATCGTAGCCCGGTTCAGGTAAGGGATCGACTTAGACCACTGCTCACAAACCCACTTGTACGTTGTTGCAGAACCGGGTGGTTGCCAGTCAAAGGATGCGTTGTCACTGGCGCGTGCATCCAAGAACGTTTCAATCGTGTCGGCATCATTTTCTGACACTTCAAACGTCAAGGACCAGACCTTGGGATTTTGGTTCAAACCAAAAGTTAATCTCTGTTCGTAGCCGTCAAGGAAGCGCACAGTCCGCACGTTTGGCTGACTTCTTTTTTGCGCGTTATACGTTGGCGCTATCGAAGGGAAAGTAGCCATCAGCGTGTCAGCAGTCCTCCGGGTCGTTTTTGCTTGATCAACTCAGCTTGGACAGCAGCGCCAATCGCTTTGCCCAGTTGCTGAGCAGATGGACCGTCGCCTTGAACAGACGAACCAGAAGCATCCACGTTTACCGTCACATTAGCTCCGCCCATTGCATGGTTCGGAACAATCGTTCCAGCTGTGCGTGGCACAAACAGCTCAGGTCCACGCTCTCCAACGATTGACGGGCGGCCAACAGGTGGACGGCCACCATTGGCAAAGCCAGGAATCATCCCGCCAGAGAAGAAGCTGGGACCAGCAATAGACATATCGCCGTATGCGCTGGATGGCACTGAGCTAGCACCCCCGCCGACACCACCGCCAAGGAAGTTCAGGCCGATGCCCAAAATCTGCATCTTGATTTGAGCTGCAATCATCTGTGCAGCCATGTCAAGGAAGTGATCCGCTGTGCGCTGGAACAGATTGGCTAACGCTTCGCGAGCACTCATACTGCCGTCAACAATGCCTCGGAATGACTCAGCAAATGAGTTGCCCAGGCTCTCTGACAGAGCAATCAACTGGTTGACGGGATCCATCAACGTATTGATCTGACCCTGAATCGCTTTGATTGCATCATCCAACCGATCAGGGTCAGTCTTCTGAGCATCGCGAGCAGCATCTTTAGCTTCTTCGGCTTTACCTTCTAACTCCTGTCGGCGCTCCAAAAGCTTGTTGATCTTCTCCTGGATCTTTGCCTCAAGCTCTGCGGTTTCTGCTTTTGCCATCAGAGCCTCAAGATTGAGGATATGGAAGTCAAGCTCATCGCTCTGTTTTTCTTTTAACCTGTCAATCTCTTTAACTTGCTTATTGATCTCAACAGTCTGCTGAGCAACCGCTGGAACGACGCCAGCCATAATTAGTTCGCCGTACTCACGTTCAAACGCTGCTTTGTCTTTAATTGCATTCAGCTGATCTTGAAGAGGTTTTGCTATGTCCTTGGTTCGAGCAAGACTTGCCTCTGCAAACTCAAGCGCTTTACGCTCAAACTTAAGATCTGCTGCTTTTAGTTCGCTTGTTTCCCTTTGCGTAATTAAAGACTGATCTTCTGCGTCTGTGTATTTTTTCAGCTCCGCTGTAGCTGTTTCTTGAATCTTGGTGCGTGCATTTTCGTGCTCTAGTATGAGTCGCGCTACTTTCGATTGTGTTCCTTGAAGGCCGACTAACTCTTGTTCTGCAAGCACCCTGCCTTTGGCAATGTCAAGGCGCTTTTGCAGGTTTATTGTTGGGTCTGCTTTTCCGCCTGAGGATCTAGTAAAAATAGCGTCTAACAAACGCTGTATTTCGTCAGCGGATAAAGCTGCTTGCTCTATATCAGCACTTGAAATAACATCGCGTGTTACGGTTTGTCTTCTTCCTCGCCTGTTAGGTGCGCCTACTCGAACAACCTCTGTCGGCCCTTCAGCTCCTTTTTTGAGGCGGATCATTGTGCGGAGCACTTTAACTCGCGCCTCTTCAACGCCTAAATTTAAAACATTTTGAGCTAATTCTTTTCCTAGTTCATTGTTAATAGACGTAACAGCCTCAACAGCTTCCCGCAAACTTTCTGGATCTCTAACAGCAAGACCTTTTTGAAGTAAAGCGGAGTCCTGCCCAAATACTTTTGCAAATTGCGTTGTTAGACGCCTATCCCCAAAGAATGCAAAAGCCTGCGCGGCTTCCAAAGCTTCCTCTCTTGTCCCTCCAAGCGACTTTTTAATCGAATCAATATCCTTTGCAAAAAGTTTGGCACCGTTTCCAGATGAACCAAAAGCTACGTTTAGTTCTTTAAGAGATTTCCTAAAATCTAGTGTTTTTTGTATAGCGTCTCCTATTGCTGTGCCCACGATGGAAAGGGCAAAGCCAAACGAACCACCCAAAAGTCCGCCCGCTAAACCACCAGCAGCACCACCGACAGCGGCAACTCCACCCTGGCCAAACAACAGAGGAAAACCACCACCGATAAGAGCGCTGCTTACAGCCCCGCCGATCTTTTTAGATCGAGCAGCAGCTGTTTTTTGCGCTAGGGCGGCTTGTTTTTTCAGCTCATTTGACTCTTCTCTTAGCAACCTTATTCTTCGTACCAGTATCTTTTCAGCTCTTGCCGCTAGGTCGATTTGTTTTGTAGCCTCAAAACGCCTAAAGGCTTCTAAGGCTTTTTGTGCTCTAGTAGTGTTTAAGCCTTGCGCTTTGAAAGCGTTTATTTTCTTTTCAGCGTCAGCTAGTTTTCCTGCATTTACTGCCCTAGCCGTTTCTTGCCTGTTTGTTTCACGCTGCTGTTCGTTAATCCGGCCTAGCTCTTCTGACAGTGCTTTGATACCAGAAATGTCCCCTTCTTTCTTGAAGAAGGAAAAAGCTCCTTCAATCTCTTCGATTGCTCCTGCAAACTTCTTTAGATCCCTAGCTCCGGTACTAAACGTCTGTTTCTGACGACGTTCAAATAAACGTATGGCGGAATTTAATTTAATTTGGTGTAAGAGTTTTCTGCGCGTTTGCTCTGCACTTGTTTTTTCTAACTGGATCGTTTTGTCTACACTTTCTACGATTTCTCCGCTTATACGCCGCTGCTCTTTTAACTTTCGAATGGCCTCAGGACTCTCAAAAGCACCTGCTACATCTAACTGTTTTATACGGTCTGCTTCTTGTCTAAGCTGTTTTACGTCAGCAGTTAGCTGCTTGATCGTTTGACGACCTTCGACGATGGCGGCGATTCTTAGGGAATAATCCATGCGCTAAGACGCACCAGCATCTTTTTTAGTCTACCGCGCTCTGCCGCTCATAGCTTTACCTTGGGCTCTGGCCTGATCCATGGCTTTCTGCTCCTGCTCATTACGAATATCGAAGTAAGCAGCCCAAGACGTTAGCTCCTCTTGAGTAAGTCGCTCTGTGAGTTGAGCGACTGTCATCTTCAGTTCTTGGGCCAGGAAAAAGAGAAAAAACCAGTCGCTATTAGCTTTTCAAGTCGGCTTTCGCTTCCTCCACTTTGTTTTCTGTTCCGGAGGTCAGCATGGCTAGCTGGATGTCTTGGAGAACAGAGGCTTCAACGGAGTTCTTGAGCACTGCTTTTTCGCCGTCTTGAAAAAGACGCTTACCATCTTCGTCGAGAGCTTTTCGCAGCATCAAGCCAAAAGCAAAGTCCGAGGCATCGTCAGAATCCACGCTTTTTTGAATTGACTCCCGCTCTGCAATGGTCAGTGGATGCCAGAACACCTCCAATACAACTTCTCCATCGACCTTGACTTCGTGCTTATACAGCTGACTAACGCCGAATTTGTTGCGAAGAAGCTCTGCAGCCCGCATAGAGTGTGTTTGTGCTACCGATACAATACTACGCCGTGGCAGTGAATTGGCAAGAAATTACCCCGATAAAGTGAGACCTATCTGGGATATTGAGAGGCGTAGGGCCAACAACGTCCATAATTCGAGGCTTACTGCTGAAAGTGTCGGTGTAGCCGCTAGCGTTTACGGAAGTCAGCCCGTCGATAACAGACTCACTAATAGCTGAGAGAACAGCTGTTCCCGCAGACTTAGGCACGTATATATTGCATTGAATCGTCCCAGCGTAATAATCCTGTGCTGCACCCTGGTTTTGGAGCGTGGACTGCCCGAAGCTGACAGACATCAAAATGTACTTTTTGGTTTTGCCTGGAGGGGTGAAGGCAACGTTGTCGTAAACCATAAGAACCGTGTTGTCGGCCGCTACCACAGCGTCCGTAACCGCTTTCTCAAAAGCTGCACGAGCGTTTACGAGCGTCATGACCCAAGATCCTCATAGCCCACGTAAAGTTTACCGGCAGTAGTGCCAAAAGCGCCTTCCTTAGGCTTAGTAGCCAAAGCAATACGCATCTTCTTCTCGTTAAAGTTGTCCTTAATAAGTTTTCCAAGTGTTGGTCCTTGGATAAATTCTTGTATAGTTCCTTTTTCTAAAGCCCAGACAGCGTAGGCTGCTGTATTACCTATGTATGTCGTTTTGTTGTACTTAAATGTCCTGTTAAAAGGGTAAAAACGAGGTTTTATCAGGTACTCGCCGTTGCCAGGGTCTTTGACCTTTGCTGATCGTATTTCAAGCCAAGGCGACTTTAGTTGGTCTACTGCTCTAGGAGGGGTGTTAGAAACTTTCCAGCTTGACGCAAAAAATCCTGTCCATACGGGACTTGCGACTTCCTCTTCACTCGCTCCCTCTCTACCTAGTTCTTGCATTATTCCGTCAAGCAGGTTATTAAAACCTGTGGTTAAGTACGTTTCTAGATCCTCTTCTACTTGCTTTTCTAAAGGTTTTTTGGCCATTAGAACTTCACCAAGACGATAAACAGGTACTCCTGGTCCCCCTTGAAAGTTTGTATGTCGATTATTTGAGTGACGCGGTTAGACCCTGCGTACTTCAACGTAATCGTGTCCTCAAAAGTCGGTTGGTCGTCCCCGATAAGGTCGGGAGTAATAAATAGCCTTGCTTGCCGTTCTTCGCGGCCCTCTTCTTCCTGAGAACGCACAAACTCGACTGGAACGTCAAACGAGTACGCAGTATCAGTCGTTGTTAGTGCTCCGGTGCTGGTGTTGTACGTCGGAGATGCCTTGCGGGTGTACGTGATCGTGTGATCAAATGACTTACCTAGATCGGCAACAACCTGCTTGGCAACGTTTTTGAACAGACTGTCGAGTGCGCCTGCCA